CCGATGTGTGCCACGAGTGGAGGATGTGGCTGTGGTGTTAAAACGAAGGCGAGCACGCTGGCTGTGGCAGCACCCATACCGGAAGCGCGTAATAAAGCTGAAACGAAAGTGGAAGCTCCCCCAATTCCGCATGATGGTGATTTAGCGGTAGCACATTTACAAGCGTTAGCGAAGTACTCAGTGTTGCAGGCTATGAGTCACCGATATCCATTACCAACAAGTCAAATCAAAAAAAGTTTGGTGGCGATTTATATTGTAAAGCCAGGAACCGTGACAACGGATTTCGTAAAGGATGAGGATTTAGCGTTCGGAGGAACGGGAACAGGTCTGGGTGACAAAATATTGTACACTCCCCATCTCATTAAGTTAGCGGCTAATGGCCGGTGGGATACGGATACGTTTATGGCGGCAGCGAGCGACGGTGAAGGTCGTTTGAAACGTATTTTTTGGACGCGAAACCATAAGCAGGGACGTTTCAACTCTGAGAAGGATTGCGCTTACATTATGAATAATTTTGTAAGTGAAAAAATACAGTATACGTTTGTAAAAGAAACACTAGCTGTAGGGGCGTGGCGAATGGGAGATTGTGCGATAGTATCGATGTGTGCAACGGATGGATCGGAAGGACAAACGTTGACGAAAGGAACGCATAATTTATGGTGTCAGGGCGGCTATAGTGGCGCCCCGATACTACAGCGTGCAGTGGAAGCGTATACGGGTACGTGGCACGTAATCGGAATTCATCGTTCGTCATACGAGAAAGCGCCAATCGCAGCGCAGAACAGTCAGTTTATTCCGATTGAAGATTTTTTAGCGGCTTGTGAGGAAGCGCCAAAAAATCAGTAACCCCCGTTTATGATTGGAGTGCCTATTTAATTAATATGGACCCGATGTTGAATCGTTCTGAAGGCGATTTTGACAAAGCAAATAAACGGGGTGTTTCTTCAGATTATTCTAAGTATTTTAGTGATGTAGAGTGCGTTGCCATATTGCCACGCACCACAATTTTAGATTCAAAACAAGTAGTTAATCACGCATTTATTAGTTTTGCGAATGATCACGGGTTTAAAGTACCCGAGGATGTGTATCGTATACCAAATATTACTCACGCCGGAGGGTATGAGGAAGCTGCCAAATTTTGGAAGAAAACACGAGTTGACGTGAACGAGAGAGTGTTTCAAGTAGCAAAATTATGTTTGGAGCAACATATCAGGAAGCCCTTAGCAGGGAGGGGATGTATGACGTTTCAGGAAATCGTAGAATCGATGGTGATTACGACGAGTCCGGGATATCCATACAATCGCGTTGTACAGACAAAGGAGGACGCGTTATATCTCCCAATATTCGATGTTAATTTTAGGGCGTTTTATGAAAGCCTAACTTCGGGACATATTATTCCCGATGTGATGCAGAGCACGAGTAAGTGGGAACTACGTAAGGTAGGGAAAGCAGCGCGAACTTTTATGACGGGTGGAATGCATATGCATATTGCGTCAGCGATGTTGTATAAAGCGCAGCAGGATGCGTTTATCCAAAGTCACGACTCATTATGGTCAGCTGTTGGAATATCTCAGTATAAAGGTGGATGGGATAGATTGTATAAGCAGTTTACAGCAGTGGGGGGAGAGAAACCACTGTTCATATCAGCCGATGTATCGGGATGGGATCGTGATGTCCCACCGATATTGTTTGAAGCCGTGAGGGATATTTTGTTTAGGCAATTACCGAGATCGGAACAAACAGAGGAAAACAAACAGAGAAGTATATCGATCATGCACTTAAATGTGTATGCGCCGGTGGTTTTGGAACACGGTGAAGTAGTGCTGAAGTTCAAAGGTCAGGGATCTGGCGCGTTTGTAACTATTTTCTTTAATACATTGATGCACATGCTTGTGAATTTTTATGTGTTTATCTTAATGATGGGTGCGGTCGCATTCAACATGACGTTTTTAGAGTTGTACTCATATTTAATCCGTAATATATGGATGAAAGATGTAGGTGATGACGAAGCAGGAGCGATTAACACACGAGAATATCCGTTTTTTACTGTTGAAAAGTATTCGGACGGATATAAGCATTTTGGTTTTACGATGAAGACGGTGGACGTTAGTACTAAGTTAGAGGAGTTAAATTTCCTGAGTAGTAAATGGGTTACGCGTAATGGAATGTGGGTATCATGCCCGGATCGAACCAAAGTATTGTGCCAGGTTGCGTACGGCGCTAAGACAAACAATGTTAAAACCACTTACTTGCGACTTTTATCGTTAGCGCAATTAAGTTGGGCAGATAAGGAATTGTACGAGTTACTTCGTACTTTCTCTTCGCATTATAAGAAAGTGTACATGCACGAATTAATAATCGATAAAGAAGGAGAACTCACTTTTCGAGAAATCGAGTGTTGTGAGTTGGATAATGATGAGATTGAGCGATTACACTGTGGACGCTTAGAAAGTTTTGGAGGAGACAAGTATAAGTTTTTAGAGATTGAGGAAGTTTGGATACGTTCGGCTACCGGAATAAGTCAAAAAACCGAACAAAAACGATGCCAGTCAGTACGATTGGGAAGTTTAAGAAAATTACACAGTTTTTGC